TCCGTCTATATATCCCCAAAAGGGAAGATTGGCCCTGATCGTCAAGGATTCGCCCAGGCTCAAAATGATGCTGCTGGAATCGGTTTGATCCTGCCCAGACTGGAGACACCCACTCGACCTTCAGGCTCTTTTGGGCCTGATGTTGCCGACTGGTCAAGCGTCTTTTTGGGCATTGATCTCATGCCGTGGCAAATTCACGCGCTATCTGGTCAACTTGCCCATGATGACGATTTGAATTTGCTGCATCGGCAATCTTTGGTCACGGTCTCTCGGCAGAACGGCAAAACAGTTGCCTTAAAGGCGCTCATCGGATGGTTTCTAACTGTCGAGGCGACACGGCGCGGCAAACCTCAAACCGTGATCTCGGTTGCCCACAAACTTGATTTGGGCGTTGCCCTCTTTCAGGATCTCGCCCCGATACTTGAAGCCAAATTTGGCGCTGAAGCAAAATGGTCATACGGCCGAAACGAACTCACAATGCCCGACGGTTCAAAATGGTTGGTGCGCGCCGCCACCCCAGCTGCAGGCCACGGCTACTCACCCACCCTGGTTGTCTGTGACGAAATTTGGGACATCTCCACCGACGTCATCTTCTCTGGGTTGATCCCATCACAGCGCGCCCAGAAATCACCGCTGCTTTCCTGTTGGTCAACTGCCGGCACGGAAGATTCAAAAGCAATGTTGAAATTACGTGAACAGGGTTTGCGCGCTATTGACACCGACACGCCTGGGCGTTTGTATTTCGCCGAATGGTCACCAAATGCCGGCGGCGAAAATGACCCCGCGCAATGGCATATGGCCAACCCCGCGCTCGGCCACACTCTCGAATTTGAAACCCTGCAAGACGAATCCCAGACACCCGACCGCGCGTCATTCCTACGGGCCTCTCTCAACTTGTGGATCTCTTCTAGCCAATCGTGGATTCAACCAGGCATGTTTGAAAGGTTGCGCGTTGACACCATCCCAGCTGGGGGCGTGTTATGCGTAGATTCCAGCATTGACGAGCAGCAGTACTGTGGCCTGAGAGCCGTGTTACAGCCCGACGGTAAGGTCGGGGTCACCATTCAGTTTGTAGTGGATACGTTGGCAGAGGCATGGGAAGAAATAGCCACCTGCTACCCGACGATTGAAACTCTGGCATTGACGCCCGCGCTGCACGATTTAGCCCCGATGGAATATCGCAAAAAAGTAACGGTCGGCTACAAAGAACTTTTGACCTACACCGCGGTTGTGCGCTCAATGATGAATGAAGGCCGCCTAGTTCATACCGGTGAACAAATGTTGTCTGAACATATGAACCGCGCGGTCGGCGTTCGCACCCAGCAAGGCTACGTTTTGTCATCACAGAAATCACCTGGGCCAATCACCCTGGCGCGCTGTGCCGTGTTCGCTGCAGCTCTCGCCTCTCGACCCAAATGGAAGAACAAACCGGCAATGGCTACGGGTGGCTAGTCAATTCGTATATCTCAAATCTGGCATTGTGAATAATTGTTGCAAATGCAATGATGATTTCAAATGGGAATCTTCAACAAAAAGATCACAGCCCCCGCTGTTTACGTCAATGACGTTCAAGCAGCTGCAGGCTCTTCTCAAGTAGGTTCGTTCCTCACGTACTCGGTCGGGGGCCTTGAGGAACGCGCACAATCAATCCCGACAGTAAACCGCGCGGCAGACCTGATGGCTTCAATGATCGGTTGCCTTGATTTGCAGCAGTACACGATGCAATGGACGGGCGAAGAGTACGAAGAAATTTATTTGCCTGGCGAATCGTGGATGTCGCAACCTGACCCGCGCGTGACCCGCAACTTCATAATGGCCAACACGTTTCGTGATCTCTTTTATCACGGGCGCGCTTTCTGGGCAATTACCTCACGCTATTCAACGGGTTTCCCCGCCACGTTTACATGGATTCCTGCCGCGAATATTTCAACACTAGACCAGGCTGGCCCGCAATGGTTCGGCCCTTCAGATCAAATAATGTTCAACGGCCAACCACTCGACGCAACAAACGTCGTTCAATTCTTGTCACCAATTCCAGGTTTGCTGTATCAGGGCGCGCGCGCTGTAACAATCGCTATTCGACTTGATCAGAGTGCAGAGCGATTTGCAAACAATGAAATTAGCGCCGGCTATCTTCAGCAGCGCGGTGGCGAGCCTATGAGCTCGGAAGATTTGGGCGAACTTGCTGGCGCCTGGGCTAACGCTCGCCGGCAAAACTCAATCGGCGCCCTGAACGAATTTGTTGAATGGCACGAATTTGAAAGCGACCCATCAAAACTGCAGCTTGTCGAGGCGCGCGAATACAGCGCGCTTGAACTCGCTCGCGTTGCGAACATCCCGCCATACATGGTCGGCATTGGTACAACCGGCATGACATACAACAACGCCCAGCAGGCGCGTCAAGACCTCTACCTTTTCGGCGCCAAACCTTTCATGGATTGCATTCAGGAAACACTTTCAATGAATTCAATTCTTGCCAGAGGGCGCCACGTCAAATTTGATCTTGAATCGTATTTGTCGGACTCAGAAATTATGCCCGACGTTGAAGTTGAACCACCTGTCACTAACGCGCCTTATGCGCCTGAGCGCGAGGAAATTAGAGAATGATCCAATTCATTGCCCAGCAAGTAACCATTGATGCAGCAGCCGATGAAGAAACCGCTGCACCTAAGCGTTCAATAACTGGTTTAGCCGTCCCCTGGAATGTTGACGCAACAGTTCTGGGCGGAATGGTTGTCAGGTTCCTTCCAGGTTCACTACCTGAAGACGGCCCAATGCCGAAACTGCTTGAAGAACACTCTGGCCTGCCGGTCGGAATTGTTTCTGAGCGCGTATCAACCGATGAGGGAATGATGTTCACAGCAAAACTTGCTGAGACAACCCGCGGCAACGACGCAATGGAATTGCTCAAAATGGGCGCTATTGATTCCGTGAGCGTTGGCGCAAACCCAACAAAATTCAAATATGACAAAAACGGCACGATGGTTGTTTCAGCCGCCGATTTTGTTGAACTCAGTCTTGTCACAGCTGGCGCGTTTAGTGACGCAAAAGTTTATGACGTAGCCGCTGGCCTTCAGCGTTCACAAGAAGGCGTTTGGGTGGAGACACCCGATGAAGAAGAACCTACCCCAGCAACACCACCCACAGAAGAAGAGGAAATTACAATGAGCGATTCACCTGAAGTTGTCGAGGCAACTACACCAACCCCAATTTTCGCAACAGCAAAACGCGAATTCAAACTTCCATCAGCTGCCGAATACATCGGCGCATATCTTGCCGGCGGCGCCGCATTTGAACAAATGCACGCAAACATTCGTGCAGCTGCACCTGACGTCACCACCACCGACACACCAGGCGTTTTGCCCACCCCGATTGTCTCCCCTGTTTACAACAACTTCGTCGGGCGTCGCCCAGTAGTTGACGCAATTGGCGCAAAAGCAATGCCAGGCGGCGGAAAAATCTTCATCCGCCCAGAGGTAACAACACACACTTCAATGGCAGTTCAGTCAGCAGAAAACGCTGCACTCCAATCTGGCACATTTGTTGTGTTCAACAACCAGGTCACAAAAAACACCTACGGCGGATACGTCACCATTTCTGAGCAGGATCTTGACTGGACAGACCCAAACATTCTCAGTTTGGTACTCGACGACATGGGCCGCATCTATGCCAACCAAACCGACGACGTAGCAGCTGACGCGTTAGCAACTGGCGCATCAGTCACACGCAACTTTGACAGCGCATCCGGTGCAGACCCTGCCTACTGGGTTGGATGGATCTACGGTGCAGCGTCAACAATCTTGACGTCATCAAACGGCAACTTGCCTACCCATTTGTTCCTTGCACCTAACGTCTGGGCCAGCCTTTCGTCATTGAGCGACACAGCAGACCGTCCGTTGTTCCCGAACGTTGGCCCAATGAACGCTTTCGGTGCTTCAAACGCCAACTCGACAGACATGATGGCATTTGGTTTGCGCGTCGTTGTTGACCGCAACTTTGCGGCTTCGACAGTCATTGTGGGTGACCCATCAGGGTTTGAAATATTTGAAACCGCTAAGGGCGCAATCAGCATTGACAACCCATCAACGTTGTCACGCACACTTGCATTCCGTGGTTACTTCGCAACCTTGATGATTGACAACACCAAGGTTGCGAAGTAACCACGGAA